CAAGACATTTCGTATCCACAATTGAAAATATGACACATGGCAAAACATAGATTACCACAAGACAAAGCAGAGGTTTCCGGCGCGATTACTAAAAATGCCGGGCGCTTCAAGGACCGCAAGAAACCAAAAGGCACCAGGCCAGTTGGTGATCCGTACAAAAATATGATCGGCTCTCAGATCGAATACTGGGAAGAACTCAAGCGAGACCTGCCTTGGCTTAACAGCTCACATCGGCAGTTGCTGCGCGTTGCGTGTGTCTTGACCGCAAGGCTGGATGACCCTGAGTGCGGGATACAGGCAATGCAGGCCCTTAGCTCCATACTTTCAAAATTAGGAGCAACGCCGGTAGACGAGACCAGGGTAAATTATGACGAAGGCGAAGAAGAAGATCCTGCCGACGAGTTCTTTGGTAGACCGCACTAAGGAGTATGCAGAATCCGTCCTCAGTGGCGATATTGTTGCAGGGCCTCATGTTAGAAATTCATGCAAGAGGCATATTCTTGATCTGGAAAACGGGCACAAGCGGGGCTTATATTTTGACCATGCGGCTGCCGAGTACGCCTTCAGGTTCTTTGAGGGCGTACTAAGGCTTTCCGAGGGCCAGTTTGACGGGCTTCCGTTTAATTTACATACAAGCCAAGCCTTTATTGTTGGGTCTTTGTTCGGGTGGAAGCAGGCGGACGGACGGCGGAGATTCCGCAGGGCGTACATTGAGCAAGGTAAGGGTAACGGGAAATCACCCGTGGCTGGCGGAATCGGCTTGTACGGCATGACGGCGGACGGCGAGGCGGGCGCGCAAATATACGCGGCAGCAGCTAAAAGAGAGCAGGCAGGAATCTTGTTCGCGGACGCTGTAAAAATGGTCAGGCAGTCGCCTGCGCTGAGCAAGAGGCTGGAGTTTTCTGGCGGCGAGGGTCGTGAATTTAATATCGCTCATCACGGCAGCGGGAGCTTTTTCCGCCCTGTATCGCGAGACACGGGCAAGACCGGCTCCGGGCCAAGGCCATACTTCGTGCTTGCTGACGAGGTACATGAGCTGCCTGACCGTAAAATAATCGACATGCTCGAGCGCGGTTTCAAGTTCCGCCGACAACCCCTTTTATTCATGATTACAAATTCCGGCAGCGATAGAAACTCGGTCGCATGGGAGGAACACTGCCACGCCATAAAGGTTGCTGCCGGTAGCCGCGAGGCTGAGCTTGATTCCACTTTTGTGGGCGAGCCTATTGACGACACATCATTCTCCTACGTGTGCTCCCTGGATGACGATGACGACCCATTGAAAGACCCATCCTGCTGGGTAAAGGCCAATCCGCTCCTTGGCGTGACGATAACCGAGCAGTATCTTTCCGACACAGTTAAGCAGGCAAAAGACATTCCCGGAAAGCTAAACGGGATCCTGAGACTTAATTTTTGTGTCTGGACTGATGCGGAAATGGCATGGATGGCCAGGTCCACTCTTGAGCCTTGCATGGCTGATTTCGACATAAACGACCACCTGGGCGAAGATATTTATCTGGGCCTGGATTTGTCGCAAAACAGGGACATTACCGCGCTTGCCTCTGTTGTCCGCACAGGCACTGACCGAAATAACAAGCCCATTTATGATGCATGGGTGGAGGCGTGGACGCCTGGAGACACAATTGATTCTCGGGAGATGCGCGACAAAATCCCCTATACGTTGTGGGCAAAAGAGGGGCATTTACACGCCCCGGCAGGGGAAAGCATTAACTACCGGCATGTTGCCCAAACATTGGCTGAGTACGATGCAAAATACAGAATTCAGCTTGTCGCTTATGACCGGTACGCATTCAAAAGATTTGAAGAGGACATAGACGAGCTGGGCCTTTCGCTCACGTTTGCAGAGCACCCGCAGGGCGGCTTAAAGAAGGGCAAGGCATTGGCCGTGGGCGGCGAGGGTTTATGGATGCCCGGCTCAGTGAGGATGCTGGAGGACGCGCTGATGGAAGGTCGCATACGCCTAAAGCGGAACCCCGTCTTAATGTCGGCAATGATGAGCGCGGTTGCTGAAGAGGACAAGTGGGGCAATCACTGGCTTGCAAAAACAAGGTCTATAAACAAGATCGACGCAGTTGTTGCGCTTGCGATGGCGATTGGGGCAGCAATGAGCGGCGATAGCGTAGAGCCAGCTTCCCCCTGGGAAGATCCAAAATACTCACTAGCAGGTTAATAAATGGCATTCTGGAACCGAAGCAAACCAGAGCAGCGGGCATCCGTTGAGGATCCTAGTGTTCCTATCAGTTCTGCAAATGTCTTTCAGATATTTGGCTTGGACTCGATCAGCGCGACTGGCATAAATGTCACCATCGATAAGGCTATGGGTATACCCGCGATCTGGGCGGCGGTGAACTTTATATCGGGCACCATCGCCGGGCTTCCGTTAAAGGTTTACCGGAAAACAGAAGATGGGCGTGAAGAAGTAAGAGGCGGTCTGTCAACAATACTTCACGACGCCTGGAACGATGAAACAAGTTCTTTTGATGGCCGCAAGTATTCAATGGAGCGCGTGCTGACCGCTGGACGCTCTGTTACTTATATCGAGCGCAACGAGGCGGGCCGAATTATTAACCTGTGGCCGCTTAACCCGGAGAATGTAGTAGTCACGCGCAAGTCCGGTCGCAAGATCTATACCTATAAGGAAAACGGCGACGATCTCTCATACTCGGCAGCAGAAGTAATCGACATTCCGTTCAGTCTTTGTGCCGATATGCTGACCGCGAGAAGTCCGATCCTGGCAAATAAGGATGTGATCGGCCTTGGCATCGCTGCAACACAATACGGCAGCAAGTTCTTCCAGGGCGGCGGTGTGCCTCCATTCGTGATGACGGGGAACTTTAACTCGCCGGGCGCAATGAAACGCGCATCAGATGATCTTGAAAAAGCGGTCAGGGATGCCAGCAAGGAAGGTCGCTCAGCAATCACGATCCCATCCGGGCATGAAGTCAAGTCCATTGGCGCGGACCCGGATAAAACACAGCTTGTTGAGCTAAAGCGCTTCCAGATTGAAGAGTACGCCCGGATCTATTCCCTGCCACCGACATTCTTGCAGGACTTGAGCAACGGCACTTTTTCAAATACAGAGCAGCAGGACTTGCATTTTGTTAAGCACACGGTCAAGCGATGGGTGGAGCAGATAGAGCAGGAAATGAATCTCAAGCTGTTCGGTAAAAACAACACCCGGCAGTACGTAGAATTCAACCTTGACGGCCTGCTTCGAGGCGACTTTGCAACCCGCATGAAAGGGTATGCCACGGCGATTCAGAACGCGATACGAACGCCTGACGAAGTTCGCAAGCTGGAAAACTTGCCTTCAACCGGCGGCGAGGCTGGGAAGCTACATATACAGGGCGCAACCGTCCCGCTTGGCTCACAGAACACGCAACAAACCCCACCAGCCGCACCAGCGGAGGATGAAAATGACACATGAAATCAGGGCCGGGCTGCCGGTCGAAATCCGAGCTGATGAAACCGGGGGCATAAAGGTCTCAGGTTATGCGGCGGTTTTTAACGAAGAGGCCAATATCGGCGGCATGTTCCGCGAGCGCATTGCCCCTGGCGCGTTCAAGGATGCCGTCAGCCGCGATGATGTTGTGTTCCTCATAAATCACGAAGGTTTGCCGATGGCTCGCACCCGATCAGGGACGCTGAAGCTAAAGGAGGACGAGCGCGGCCTTTTCATGGAGACCGATCTGGACCCGGAAGATCCCGATGTTCAGTCAATCGTTAGAAAAATGAAACGGGGCGATCTGGACAAAATGAGCTTTGCCTTTTTGCCAACACGCCAGGAGTGGGATGACAACGAAGAAATTCCTCTGCGCACTATTCAAGAGGCGCGGCTATTTGATGTTTCTATCGTTACTACCCCTGCATACGAGGGTACAGATATAGGGCTTCGCAGCCTTCAGCACTATCGCCAGAACACAGAAGAATCGCTTCAGGTTCGCAGCAATACAGAAATGCGCCTGAACATGAAAAGGACTCTGCTGGAGTCTTTAGCCAAGTAGCGGTTCCCGCTCCTGGTTGCCATTACTCGCCCTTTGGCAAGGCATTGCAAGAGGACTGTCAAAATGACACCTGATGAAATCAGAAAGCAGCGGGAACGCATGGCTGAACTTGCCACGAGTGCCCGATCCGAGTTGGACAAGATCACAGAAAAAACCACTGATGCCGAGGCCAAAGAAATTGAGGGCCGTTTCGATTCGATGATGTCGGATCATGACAAGATCGCGGCTCGTCTTGAGCGTGAAGGGAAGGCCTCCGCTGCCGAAGCTCGCGCCAATGCTGGCGACCCGCGCCGCCCCCAGGGTGAGAATGCAGAGGCTCGCGCCGCTGCTGAAGACAATAAAAAGACCCCTGAGTACAAGGAAGTATTTGCAAAGCAGGTTCGTTTTGGGGCCTCCGCTCTGGATTCCGAAGAGCGTCAGGTATTGATCTCTGGCCGCGTTGATTTGTCGCAAGAAGCGCGAGCGCAGTCCACCGGCACAGATTCTGCCGGTGGCTACACTGTGCCGACTGACTTGCAGCCTGAAATCGATAAGGCAATGTCGCTTTGGGGTCCGATGTGGGACGCAGATATCGTGCGCGAAATGACCACCACAACCGGCAATCGGATTGAATGGCCTACTGTTGACGACACTGCAAAAACTGCTCGGATCAAAGCTGAAAATGCTGCTGTTGATAATGACGGCACAGATGACGTGGCGTTTGGGCAGAAGCTGCTGGATGCCTATGTCTACGACACCGGCATGGTCAAGATCCCGATGGAGCTGCTGCAAGACTCGGCTTTCAACATCAATTCGTTGATGAATGAGCTTTTTGGCGAACGCCTTGGCCGTACTGCGAACACAGCCTTGACTACTGGCACTGGTTCGGGTCAGCCAAACGGCATCGTTACCGCTTCAGCGTCTGGCAAGGTTGCAGCCGCAACAGCGGCCATCACAGCCGACGAGCTCATTGACCTGATGCACAGTGTTGATCCGGCATACCGCGGATCGCCGCGCTGTCGTTGGATGTTCAACGATTCAACCCTGGCAACGATCCGCAAGCTCAAGGACGGGCAGGGTAACTACCTGTGGCAGATGGGCGATGTTCGCACCGGTGAGCCATCCATGTTGCTGGGCAAGCCGTACAGCGTCAATCAGGCCGTGGCCGACATTGGTGTGTCTGCCAAGCCTGTGATCTTCGGTGATTTCAGCAAGTACGTTGTCCGCAAGGTCGCTGGCTTCCAGGTTCTTACTCTGCGCGAGCGTTACGCTGAGTTTTTCCAGGTAGGCATGATTGGCTTCAAGCGATTCGACGGCGAATTGCTGAACAGTGCTGCTGTGAAGCACTTGGTCAACGCGGCAGCGTAAATCTGCGCAGTAAATAAGAAGGGGCCATTGCGGCCCCTTTTTTTTGGAGAGGGATATGAAAGTCAAACTTTTAGTTGGGCGCGGCGGGCCTGGGTTAGACCAGAACGCCGGTGATGAAGTTGAAGTTTCCGATGCCGAAGGCAAGCGCATGATCGAGTCAGCGCAGGCGATCCCTGTTGCAGGCAAGAAGGCAGAAACAGCAACCAAAAAACAAACCACAGAGAAAGCGGTTAAGCGATGAACCCATCTATCGGCGAATATTTACTGAGCAGGACAGTTGATCCTGCCGGTTCAGGCATTTCGCTTAGTGAGGCAAAGTCGCACCTGCGCGTTCAGCACACGGCAGACGACGCGTTTATCGCTTCGCTTATTGCGGCGGTCGATAGTTATTTTGACGCGCCCAACGGCGCAATCGGCAAAGCGCTTTACACGCAAACATGGCAATTGTCTGTTGCGTTTATTGACGGCGGGTCAAAGCTCCATTTGCCCGTAACCCCCGTTCAATCAATTTTTAGTATTACCTATTTCGACTCAGATAATGTGCCACAGTCCCTGGCTGTGGACGATTTCTATCTTTATAAAAATGAGGATTGGGCCTATTTATGCCCCAAGCCTGGCGCGTCCTGGCCGTCAACTTACTGTCGACTTGATGCTGTCACGGTAACGTTTGTCGCCGGTTATGGGGCTTCTGCCGACATACCCCAGGGCATAAAGCAGGCCATGCTATTAACCCTCACGCACTGGTATGAAAACAGGTCTGCGTCTGTTGTTGGCCATGTGACCCATGATCTGCCGCTTGCTGTTGACTCTTTAATCAGCCTATACCGCAAAGGCTGGGTCTCCTGATGTACCGAGTAGGCGAACTTGACAAGCTAATCAGCGTCCAGCGAGAAGTTAGAACCAGCGACGGCATGGGCGGCGATACCGTAACCCCGACAACCGTTGTTGCTGATCTTTGGGCGCACGTTCGGCCCAAGTCAGGAAAGGAGACGGGCGCGCGGGGCGGCGTTGAGGCCAGAGCTGTTTACCTGTTCGTGATCCGAAACCGCAGCGACCTGAAAGAGAGCGACCGTCTTGTATGGGACGGGCAGACCTACAACATCAGGGCAATTCTAAGCCGGGGCGCTCGCAGCATGTACTTAGAGATCGACGCAGAGCGAGGGGTTACACAGTAATGGCATCGTCATTCACTAGCACCAGGGCGCGTATCAAGCTGCGCAGAATTCTGCTTGAAACTGACAGCGGGATTAGGCCAGCCATGCAGGATGCTGTTAACTCTTTGCACAAAGAGGTTATGTCTAGGGTGCCAAGGAACACCGGCAATCTAGAGGACAACGTGACGTCCTACGTTTCAAAAAATGGGCTGGTAGGTGAAGTCGGTTTGCGCGGCAAGAAGGCCCGCTCACGCGCTTTCTACGCACGTTTTCTTGAGTTTGGCACCAAGGGCCAGGGCGGAGGCCCGCGACCGGCTCAGCCGTTCCTGGAGCCTGCATGGGACTACGAAAAGCAGAAGGTCATTAATCGGATAGGCAAGGTAGTAAGTGACGCGATTAAAAAGGCGCAAAGCCTATGAGTGAGCCGTCAGTTGCCTTTCAATCTGCAATTTATGCCCAGCTTAATGCCAATCTTTCCGTGCCTGTTTATGACTCGGTTCCGCAGGGGGCTGAGTTCCCATACGTCACGATTGATTTTCAGGATTCGTCAAACGCTGACTTCCTATCCAGCAGAAAAGACGAAAAAACAATGTATTTTGCCGTCTGGTCAGACTACCGGGGGCAAAAGCAGGTTTTAGAAATCATGGCCGAGCTTGACAGCTTGCTCCATGACAAAAAGTTCACGCTTTCAGTTGGCCGTATCGCTCAAATGCGAGTCTTAACCAAGCGAACCAACCGAGAGCCTGATGGTGTTACCTACATGGGCCAGTTGCGCCTTCAAGTTCTTTTAGAGTTTTAACCCCCCCCTAATCTTTTTTAGATTAAACCAAGCACTTTGGAGGTGCAATTATGGCTGTTTATTCCATGGCAAATGCAAAGATATATATCGGCACTACAGCGGCTGCTGCTGATTTAGCTGCTTACAAGCTCGATACTTACACCCAGATCGGGGAAGTGGCTACGATTTCGGCATTGAACGACGTTCAGAATTTTGCTGAATTTACAGCATTGGCTGACGGTCGCGCTCGGCAGGTTAAAACCACACGTTCCGGCGAAAATATCACGCTAACGTGCGGCTTTGATCCTGATGACGCAGGGCAAAATGCTGTGCGCGCAGCTGCGGCGGTTACATCTCAGGACGCTTACAACTTCAAAGTCGTATACAACGATAACGGAGAAACAAACCCAACGACGGTGTTCTGGAAGGGCAAAGCTGGCAACGAGTCATTTCCGGGCGGCAGCACAGGCGACATTGAAACGGTTGAGTACATGGTGACAAATGACACCGGCTTTACCGCTGAGTTGCGCGCATGAGTTTAACCCACGGCGAAACCACAATTGATCTGGGTGGCGAGGTTTACGAGCTTCGCCCGACACTCAAGGCCATGAAAAAAATTCAGGCCCGCTTTGGCGGCTTGCGCGGGGCGATGGAGGCGCTGGGTCAGCTCAACGTCGAACACATTGCCGCGATCATTGCCGCTGGTTCTAACAGCGCTCCGCGTGATGTTGAGTCAATCGAAGAGGCTGTTTTCAGCTACGGGATAGCGGGCGCAACGGAGCAGATCGTACCGTTTGTCACCAGCCTGATGAATCCCTCTGGTGAAAAGGAAGAAGCCAGTAAAAAAAAGTAGAAGGCCCAGGCATGAGCGAGGGTGAATACCTTGAGCATGTTTTCGGCGTGGCGACAGGGTGGCTAGGATGGCCCCCTGAATCCGCATGGCAAAGCACGATCCCTGAAATCAATGTCGCAATTGCTGCAAAAGTTGAGTTTATCAAAATGACGACGCCTGGAATGAAGCCGGACAAGCCAAAAGCCAAGCC